GATGTCTAGGTCAAATACACCAGCAGTTGCTGTGTTTGAAACAGCACCCTGTTCAGCAGTCTTGTAGATAGTTCTAATAACTTCTCTGTTGATTTCAGCAAGGATCTCAGTAGAGAGGATATTAGCAAGTTCTGCTTCAGCATTAAGACCATGAATTGCTTTAAGGTCTTGAGCAAGTTCTAAACTGTACTCTGCCTTTAGTGCTCTTGACTTAGCAGTAACAGTAACTTTCTCAATACTGAATGCCATCTGGTTGAAGGCATCATTGCCATCACCTAGACTTTCAGCATCACCAGTAGGCATACCCTGACCAACTGTGTAAGTTGCTGTATCAGTTGCAGCAGTACCTACAGGGTTAAGAACTGATGGGTTAGTACCTCTTTGAGTATCAGTACCAATACCAGTTGATACGTCAGAGAATGGTCTTGTTAATGTAGTATCAGAGTTAGCATCTGTACCAGAGAAAGCTGTATTAGCTTCATTGTAGAATGCCTCTGTACCAGTCATGTTGGTATATCTGCTTCTCATCGCGAAGATAAGACCAGTAGGACCAGACATTGGCTGAACACCAGCAAGGTCATATGCGACCAAGTTTGGCATTGCACGTCTAATCAATGAGATTAGAACTGGGTCGAAACCAGCATTTCCTAGTGCAGTTGTACCTGCTGTACCGAAACCACCCTGAGCACCAGCAGCGTTGCCGTGCATTGTGGGTTGTTCCATCAGGTTGATTCCCTGACTAAATGCTTGTTCTTCTTTTAAAAACTTTTCTTGGTTTTCTAGCAAGACAGCTGTAACTGCTTTACGATGATTGTCTTTGATTGGATCAAGACCCTCATAGTCAAGTAAAGGAGCCCACTTTTCTTGCAATTGTTCTGATTGGAACATTTTGCTTTTACCTATAAAGTGTGATTTTTTACGTTTGAATTAATAATTATTTCAGCTCTGCTTTGGTTTAAAAGCACCTAATGCTTGTAGGTAAGCATCCATTCCACCAGAAGCTGGTGCAACTGTACTATCTACACCCTCAGAGAGAGTTTGTGCTTTAGATGTTTCCTTAGCAGATTCGGTAGCAGCTCTTGTGAAGTATGACTCCCTAAGAACTTCTAACTTACCACGATATTCTTCTTCACTTTCAAACTCTACACTTTCAGCAAGTGAGGCAAGCTTTTCTTTCTGAGTAGCAGCAAGCCCTTCAGAAACTGATTCTAAGATATTGGATGCAGTTGACTCACCGAGTCTCTTGTTTAATCCAATGTTCTTATCAATCTGCTCATTGAGTTTGG